CGCGCAAGTTGGCGTCAAGGGTAAGCAGCCAGCACCAGAGTACAAGTACGGGTTTTCGGTCAAGCTGTTTAGCAAACCGCTAGGCGTTGTTGAGTGGTGCGCCAATGGTGTAGGGGTGACGAAAGGTTTCCAGGCCATCTTCAATGCTTGCGACAAGGCGGCAGAGCAGAACCCTGGCAAGGTGCCTGTCATCAAGTACGAGGGAGCCACCAGCCTCAAGATTGGTGCAGGCAACACGGCAATCCCCAACTTCACTTTGAAGAACTGGATTAACCGTCCTGCTGCCCTGGACGCTGACCCGGCAGATGCTGACTTTGAGGAGCCAGCACCAGCACCTGCGCCAGTACGTCAGGCTGCAAAGCCCAAGCCAGCACCAGCACCAGCACCAGTGCAGGACGATGAGGAAATGTTCAACTGAACCGAAATGCGGAATTCATAACGCGTTATTTCATCTGAATACCGCGTTATTTAACTCAAATTCCGGGATTTTTATCTTTAATACCGCGGTATTTAAACTGAATACCGCGGTATTTTTCTCTCTATGAAACAAGAACAATGGAATCTGCTGCTCATTGCCCTGGCGCAAAGGGTCTACGAGCTGGAGCAGAGAATAAAAACACTGGAAACTGCACATGGATGCAAAACTGATTGCGGCAGCGTTAGGACGGGCAAGGCCAGCAGCAAACGGGCATTGGCTGGCGTCCTGCCCAGTGCTTGATCATGGACAAGGGAACGGGGACCAGAACCCTTCACTGTCCATCTGCGACGAAGACGGGAAGTTGCTGATGAAGTGTCACGGTGGCTGCAGTCAGCATGACGTTTGGTCAGCTGTCAGGGACTTAGGGCTGCTGCCCCAGCGCAGTGAGTGGGTTGAGCCTCTGGTGATCAGGCCAATCAATGGGCATTACCCGGCACCAGTGCAAATACCCAGGACACCAGTGCAATTCCCACCACCGCCAGTGCAATTGCACTTGACAGATGAGTGGGAATATGCTGATGAGCATGGCACGGTGCTGTTCGTCAAGCAGAGATTTCGTACCACTGACACTAAGGGCAAGACGTACAAGCTGCTGCGGGTGATGGAGGACGGAACCCGCCAGGCGTCTATGGTGGGTGCCAAAGTTATTCCCTATCGTTTGAGTGATGTGCTGTACGCCAGCCGCAAGACCAAGCCACTGTTTATCTGCGAGGGGGAGAAGGCGGCTGATGCCTTGGCGTCAATTGGAGTGTTCACCTCCACCTCGCACACTGGTGCTGGGAGTTGGCCTGCCGCCAATAGCCATTGGTTTGCTGATATGCACATCGTCCTGGTCCCAGACAATGACGCACCAGGCTATCGGTATGCGTCTCTGGTGGCATCAGCACTTCTCCCAATTGCCAAGTCAGTCAGGCTCCTGGCGTTACCAGTTCAACATACTGAGGATGCTTTTGAGTGGGTGGCGGCTGGTGGTGACAAGGCATCTCTGATGGCATTGTGCAAGGGCTTGCAGCCAGTGCTGGATGCTGAGTCCATTGCCTATCAACCACCACCACCAGCAGAAGAGTCTGAGCCAGCGATAGACCTATCGTTAAACACAGAGGCTTTTGAGCCAGAGCCAGCGATAGAGTTGGTGCCAGAGGAAAGCAAGATACGCATTGAGGAATGGGACACCATCCAGGATGAACCCGTGGAATGGCTGATTCAAGACGTACTGCCTCGCAAGGGATTCTCCGCATTGTTTGGACCGCCAGGCTCATTCAAGTCCTTTGTGGCTCTGGACATTGCACATTCAATCGCCACGGGTACAGCCTGGATGGGCAAGGATGTGACTACGCCTGGCGCCGTGCTGTACATCTGCGGGGAGGGGCATGGTGGCATTGGAGCCAGGATCAGAGCCTTGCGCCTTCACCACAAGACTGAGCCAGGTGCGCCTGTCTACGTCATCAGGCACCAGTTGAACCTACGCTCCTCGAAGGAGGACATCCAGCAGTTGCAGCTTGCCATCAGCAACCTGGTGCAGCGGGAGCAGGTACGCTTTGAGCTTGTCCAGGTGGACACCTTGGCAAGAGCGTTTGGCGGCGGAAATGAAAATGACTCAGCCGATATGGGGTCATTCGTGTCTTCGCTGTCAAAGATTCAACGTCTGTTGGACTGTGCATTGCAAATAGTCCACCACGTAGGCAAGGACATTACCAAGGGTTTGCGTGGGCATAGTTCTTTACTTGGTGCATTGGACACTGAGTTGGAGTTACAGCGCCTGGATGCCACTCTCCAAGATAATCATATTGCTGGCAGCGGGAATATAACCATCACCAAACAGAAGGATGGATCGGACGGTGCGAAGTATGGATTTCGCATGGTTAAAGTTAATCTTGATAATGGTCGGCTGGGGTTTGATAATACTCAGAGTTTGGCGGTTGAGGCAGCGGATATTGTTGTCAATGTGCAGCAAGTAGGCTTGAATCGGACAGGCCAGGGCAAGCACCAGGGCAAGGCAATGAGTGCTTTTGTGGAGTCTTTGCGGGAAACTGACCGCATCCAGTCCACCAAGTTTGGGTCAAAACGGGTGGCGTTGGTGTCGCTTTGGCGGGAAAAGTTGTGGCGGGGACTCGGGAAAACGGGTGAAATCAAGTCTCAGGATGGGGAATACAAGTCAGTTTGGAGGGCTGCGACGAACTTGGAAGGGGTAACGGTGGACGGTGACTTTGCTTTTTTCACCACCAAAAAGGACGAAAAGGAGCATTTTTAGGGCAATAAGTGCAAATGGTGCAAATGGTGCAAATGGTTGACGATTTGATCTGAGAGGGGTAGTGCAAATGGGGTCAAGGGTATAACACTTGACCATTTGCACTGGTTCGGTTGATTTTTAAGAAAGGCAGTACAAATGGCAAATGGTCAAACGCTGGTGGTGGAAGTTACGAGCTTTCCGCTAGACGAATTCAAGGTGAAAGCTGAGTCACTGGTGGCCCAGCTTGAGCGGGTCAAGAAAGACCATGATGCTAGGTGGGGCATCAAACGCATTGAGATGTTGGTGGATGCTAACTTACGGGTGAAGCTGAACCAGCAGTTGGAGAGGGTCTACAACGCCCAGCGGGACAGGGACATTGAGAAGATGGAGAAGGCGGTTCAAGGAATGATTAAGGGCTATGGTGTACTTGACGCCTGGGCGTTAGATAATAATATTGAAGAGAAGCCAGAGATCAATGCAGTGGAGTGGGTGATGCAAGACAAGAGCATTATGGTGGTGGTGCAAACTCACAATGACGCAATATATTATCAACAGTTTCGGCCTGAGTTAAGCAATAGGCATATATGGTCAATGGAAGAGTTAGAGTTATTATTGGAGTCAGAAGTGATTAAGGACATAATGAAGGCCAAGGCATTACTACCAGGCACAAGGATGACCAGGATTGCGGCTGGCGGTGGTGCCACAGGGTTTGATGACCTGCCTGACTGCGACACCGACTTGAGTGGTGGCTTAGCCAACCCGTTGTTCAACTTTGATCACGCAAAGGCGATGAAGGCTCCAGCAAGCCGCTAAAATGGACTCAGGTGGCGCTGCAAGGGCAATGTGAGCCTTGTGGTGCTTGGTGCAAGCTAAAACGATTGTGGAGCGTTCTGAGATGTATGTGAAGCGCAAAGCTGACATTGCCATGCTGGAGTCAATCGACAAGGAGATCGTGTTCAGCATGATCGAAGTCGGAAAGTCTATTGCAAACGTCTGCATTGAGATGGGCATCAGCAAGCGTGCGCTCGACACCTGGATAGAGGATAACGGCTATCAACCGGATATACTTCGCGCACGCGTGCGTGCCGCCGATTTACTCGCTTGCGAGACAGTGGAGATAGCCGACACCATCTCGGACGACAATCCCAGCAAGCCGATGCACCGCATCAGGACGCGCCAGTGGCTGGCAGAGCGCTGGGACGCCAAGACTTATGGCGCAAAGCAGGCAGCGGTGACGGTCAACATCGGCAACCTGCGCCTCGACGCGCTGCGCCAGCTTGAGGTGGTCGAGGACTTATCCACAGGCGAAACACCCTCTTTTTGACAGTGCCCTGTGGATAACTACACCTTTTGACGAAAACGCTTGTATACCCTGTGGATAAGCCACTCGCTTGTTAACATAATGGTCGTTGTATTAAGCATTCGGTGGATAAGTGCCACTTTGTACGCTTTTGGTGGTATCGCAGCCAGGTGTCTGCCGCCAGCCGCCTGGCGCTGCTCCCAGCCGCCTGGCGCGGCGACCCCCCCCGTCCCGGCGCTTGGCGGGGGGCGGCAGTTGCAGCACCAAACACCTAGCGAATGAACAAAACGCCACCCCCCCCCACCACCCGCCACACGCAACCCGTTTGCCAAAAAAATAAAAAATGCATAATGTGAAACATGACCGCTGACGTTAACCCGTTTCTTGCTTTCGGTAAGCTCTACCGAAACAACCCTGTGCTGTTTGTCAAGGAAGTGCTTGGCGTTAAGCCTGACCCCTGGCAGGAGGAGTTTCTGGGTCACATTGCCGCTAACCACCGCCGCATCAGCGTCAGGTCTGGGCATGGCGTAGGCAAGAGTACGGCAGCAAGCTGGGCCATCATCTGGTACCTGCTGCTACGCTTCCCTGTCAAGATTGTGGTGACCGCCCCCACCTCAAGCCAACTGTATGACGCCCTGTTTGCTGAACTCAAACGCTGGGTCAAGGCGCTGCCGCCGACACTGCAGGAGCAGCTGGAGGTGAAGCAGGACCGCATTGAGGTGAAGGAGGCTCCCACCGAGGCGTTTGTCAGCGCCAGGACCAGTAGAGCGGAACAGCCCGAGGCGCTCCAGGGGGTACACAGTGAGAATGTGATGCTGGTGGCTGATGAGGCCAGCGGTATACCCGAGCAGGTGTTTGAGGCTGCAGCAGGCAGTATGTCGGGCCACAAGGCTGTAACTTTGTTACTAGGCAATCCGGTACGCAGCAGCGGTTTCTTCTTTGACACCCACAACAGGCTGCGAGATGATTGGGTGACGATGAAGGTAAGCTGCGCTGACAGCCCCAGGGTGAGTGACGCCTACATGGACGAGATGAAGTCGAGGTATGGCGAGGAGTCCAACGCTTACCGCATCCGAGTGCTGGGTGAGTTTCCGCGCAGTGATGACGACACCGTGATACCGATGGAGTTGCTGGAGGCGGCTATCAACCGGGACGTTGCCATGAGTCCCATTGCCAGTGTGGTGTGGGGGCTGGACGTTGCAAGGTTCGGCTCAGACCGCAGCGCACTGTGCAAGAGACAGGGTAATGTGGTAACTGAGATCAAGACTTGGAAGAATCTGGACCTGATGCAACTCACTGGCGCCGTGATGGCAGAGTACCAAGCCCTGCAGCCAAGCCAGCGTCCCCATGAGATTATGGTGGACAGCATTGGCCTGGGGGCTGGGGTGGTGGACAGGCTGCGTGAACTAAAGTTACCAGCTATCGGCATCAATGTGGCAGAATCCCCGGCATTGGGGAGTACCTACAGGAATCTGAAGGCTGAGCTGTGGCACAAGGCCAAGGCTTGGCTGGAGAAGCGGGACTGCAAGATTCCCAAGGATGAGTCTTTGATTGCTGAACTGGCGACAGTGCGGTACTTTTTCACCAGTTCTGGGAAGATTCAGATTGAGGGCAAGGACGAGATTCGCAAGCGTGGCCTGGCGTCACCCGACAAGGCAGACGCATTCTGCTTGACCTTTGCCAGCGATGCCGGGACTGCGATGTACGGCAGCTTTGGCGGTAGCAAGTGGGGTCAAGGGCTTAAACGTAACCTAACGAGGGCAGCATGAAGTACACAGCAGCAACCAAGAAAATCGCAAAGGTGATGGGCGAGTACAAGGACAGACGGCTGATGAGCAGCTCCGGTCAGAAGGTGAAGACCCGTGACCAGGCCGTTGCCATTGCAATGTCCGAGGCGCAGAAAATGAAGAGGGTGAAAAAATGAGAACTATGCCAAAAGATATGAAACACGCCGTGATGATCATCATGGGCGGCAAAGAGCCTGGCGACAGTTGTCCAGAGGCTACTCAGGATGTGACGCTGAATCTCAAGAACCGTGAGAAGGCGATTACCAAGGCGGCATACGGTCCCGAGAATCCCAAGCTGCCCAACACCGAGTTCTGGATGCGGAAGGCGGCTAAGTGGGATGTAAGCGCCAAGGACGCAAAGATGAGCCGCTGCGGTAACTGTTCAGCGTTCAACCAGGATGAGGAGATGCTGGAGTGCATTTCTGAGGGTATTGGCAATGATGATGTGGTGGAGGCTGGTGACTTAGGGTACTGCGAGATATTTGATTTCAAGTGCGCTGCCTCACGCAGTTGCGATGCCTGGATTGTTGAGGATGCAGACGAGGAAGTGGACACAGAGTTGGAAGAATGAACCCTCCCATCGTCATCAGCACAGTTCACGGTAAGGGTTTACCCGTACTGCTGGAGAGCATTCGGCAGTACGCTTCTGATGTCCAGATTTATCTCAAGGGTCCAGAGAGGGTCATTGACGGGTACAACTGTACGCTGGTGTTTGGTGATGCCACCAACTTTGGTGATGACTACAACGCAGTGATCAGTAGGGCGCTGAGTGATGGCCACGGCGCCATAGTGATAGCGAATGACGATATTGTGCTGACGCCCAGCAGCTACAGAATGCTACTGGACGATGTGGCTATCTGCAAGGAGTTGAACCAGAATCCTGGTCTGGTGGCATCCAGGTCAGATGCCGTGAGGCCAATCCAGAATATTCGGTTTAATGATGGTGAGAAGCTCAACGGGATGAAGTTCAGCCATGAGTCATTTGTCAAGGAGTTGCCTGTGGTGAGTCCGATATTTGCCTGGATGTCTGCAGAGGCATTTGAGGACTGCCAGTTCCCGCCTATCAATTACTTCAGCGATGATGTCATCTGCATTGACTTGATTAAGAAGGGCTACAAGCACTTTCTGAGTGCCAGCTACGTTCACCACATTGGCAGCAGCACCATAGGCCGTAACGCCTACGAACTGACATTGGCGGCTAAACCTTGGATTGAGCAACATCGTCCAAACTACGCAAAAGAATGGTTTAAATGAGTCACTTGGCCCAGTCAGAGTTTGTCAGCAGAGTTAAGGCTCAATTCCCTACTTTTTTTACAGGGACTCGGGTGCTGGAGGTTGGCTCATTGAACATCAACGGCAGCGTCCGTGAGTTTTTTGATTTGCCAATTGAGTATGTTGGGTGCGACTTG